CAAATTCCGCAGCCGTTTTAGTGCCAGGAATTTTAAACGGCAATTTTTGCAAGGCTTCAAGGCCACGCAAAACAGCGCCAGCGGTATTGGGGTAATTAACAGCGCCTGGCTCTTTGACCATCACATCGCTAATTGCTTTTTTTAAATCAAGAAGCGTGTCTCTGCCGGTCTTGCCAAACATATAACCAAGTTTGTCTTCTCGATCAAGCTGAGTAACAAAATTGTTAAAGTTATTCAAGCGAATGTTGTCTGTTTCATCGCCTTGTTTAAGCAACAAGTCTTTCATTTTTTGCAAAGTATAGCCTTGCAATTCTTTGTAGGCTTGTTGACCTTCTGGCGTTTTCTTAAGCAACGATGTGACGGTTCTCATTTCCTCCAATGAACCATCAGTCACGATGTGGTTGTACACATCGTCAAGCGCCACTTTTCGGTCTGTCTTGCCGGCCTTGGTGCTTAACAACTGGTCAACTCGATTTACATCTTCAAATTGTTTGGCCAATTGCTTGCGTTCGGATCTGGCGGCACGATACAGATCACCGCCAGCGCCCTCAGTCATGTCATTGATAACGCTTTTGACTTGACCCATAAACCGTGCCGCAGAAGGATTTCCTTCTGCCAAATTACCGGCAGATTTGTAAATGTTTTCCAAGTCATCAATTGTTACTTGATTGCCAGTTATCTTTTTAAGCGCATCTAATTTAGCGCCAATGGTTTGAATTTGCGGCACAGAAATGGCTTCTGGTGCGTTGTCAGTTAACCATTTTTCCAATTGAGTAGTGTCAACAACTTGTTTTGTTTCACCAGAATCTCTAGCAGCCTGATAAGCCTCATCAACTTTTTTAAGTTTGTCTTGATATTGTTTTACTAAGGCTTTATCAACAACAGTTCCAACCGCACGGGGAGTGCTGCGGTCAATTGTCCCGCCGACTTCTTCTGTCATGCGTTCAAACTGGTTAAGAATGTCTTGCTTTTGCCCAACTTTAAATGCGCCGTATTGTTTTCCCAATTCCGCTTTAGTTTCTTCAGAAACGCCAGGCAATGCGCCACGCTGAACATCTGACTCAAACTGTTGTTTGGCCAAATTCTTTTCACGTTCACCAGCTGTCGCACGAATGCCAAAGCGTTGCAAGCGTTCTTGGCGCATCAAATCTTCTGCGGTGGTTGCCGCACCCATGCCTTGCATGGTTGGCTGCTCACGATTTATAACATTGGCCAATGCATTACGCATTGGAGCCACAGCCTGGTTAATAACTGGACGAGCAATCGCGCCGGCCTGCATCATGGATGGCGCAGACAGTGCATTCATCACGGCGCCAGTTGAGCCCATAGTAGGTGGCAACGCGCCTGTAATTGGCTCCATAACGCCGCCAATGGCGCCAAGAATCTGTTTGGCTGTTTCGGTGCGTGGCTGATAAAACTGAGCTTGAGCAGCACGAGCTGCTTCTTCACCAGCTTGGACGCCGGCTTGCGTTCCGTATTTACCACTGGCCAACGAACCAATCACGCCTGCTACGGGCGCCACAACGCTACTAGCAAGGCCACCAGCAAGTGCCGCAGGTGTTTCAATCACGCCCATAATTCGGTCGCGCAATGAGATTTCTGGCGCAGCTTTTACATTTTCACCGCCAGGAATCATTACAGCTTTGCCAATGTATTCACCAGCTGGACTCAAACCAATGGTCTTGTAAAAGTCCATCTTTGGCATATTTGCATAAAATTTTTCATGCAAAGAATCGGCCAGCTTCACATCTGGCACTTCATCATATTGAGGATATTGTGCGCGGAATTCAGCAAGTGTGGCCATTATGGTTTGCCCTTCAAAATTCCCAATGGATCGCTGTCGCTTGCGCCTGGTAGATTTCTTAATGGTTCTAATGCTTTAAGCGTTGCATTAGGTTTTCTACCATAACTGTTCTCTACGTTTTGCGTACTACGGCGCAACATATCCTCAATAACTTGAGTTTGTTCTTTGATGCCGTTATATGTTGTAAGTTTGCCAGCCCAAGATGCTGGATTGTTGATCTGAGATTCAATGATAGACATATCAGGACCAGTTAACGCACCAAGTGTGTACAAGTCTTTCAAACCCATCAACAATGATGTGTATTTGGCTTGCATCCTTGCCGTGTCAGCCCCTTTTGGCAAAAGTGGAGCGCCTGTTATTGGCTCTGTTTTAATTTCGTCTTTAAACGATTTAAGAGAACCAGCCAATCCAGACAATTGCATGTCAATGTCATGGAATTTGGCTGGAGCTTCTTTTGCTTTGCCAACCAACTGACGAGGACCACCAGAAACAGGTGCAGCAGGCGCTGTTTGATCTAGCACGCTTGTCATGCCAGGAATGGCCTGAACGCTAGGCTGTGCTGCGCGAGGGCCAGGCATACCAACGCCAGGAACCGTTGGCGCAGCTGCCGGCACGCCGCCGCCAACAGTGACAGGAACTGCTTGCAATGTTCGCTTGTTGACTCCAAAGAAATTGCCATCTGCGTCTTCTTTGAGTTCGTAGCCTGGATTGGCTTTTTCAAAGTTAAATTTTTCGCGTTCAAAAGCCAAACGAGCTTGCCCTGTTTGTTCGCCAATAGTCGCTGTTTTCTTAATACCAGGCATGTTGGACACAGGTTGGCCATAACCAGGCAACATTGGATTGTCTTGAATGTTGACAATAGAACCGCCAATGTCTTGGCGATGTATTTTGGGCAGCATTGCCGTCAATTTATCTTTAGCGTCAAGAATGTTGACCAACATTCCTTTTTGCCAAGCGCCAAACGAAGGCGCTTGAGTCAACTGACTTTTTAGCATGTCAGCTTTTTGTTGGTCAATGTCACCATTGGCCAAATGCTGATCAATGCTGGCCATAGCTTCTTGCGGGCTGTTCAGCGCGGCGATGTCAGAAATCGCTTTGTTGGCCTTGTCAATGCGTTGCTTAAACTCAAGACCAATTGTTTCAGTTTGTGTTTTTTTAAGTCCAGCTTGTTCTTGTTGTGCCTTGAACAATTTAGCTTGCACATCAGGAATCATGTGACCCGCGCCAGCGCTAGCCAAACTTTTCAAAACCATCGCATTGTCAACTGCGCCGGTTTCAGGATTGAATGCCGATTTATATGCTTCAGACAAAGCGTTTTGTGCTAAGTCTTGGCGTTTGGCCGATTCAAGTTGATACTGCGCCAATTGATTTTGATTTTGAGCGGCTTGAAGCTGCGCGATTTGGCCGTACTGCGCCAAAGGATTGGCGATTTCTATTGGGCGAACGCCAAGAGCGATATTTGGATCAATTGCCATGATTTATTCCTTAAGGAGCATAGCCGATTGGGCCTTCGCCAGCGTAGTTAGAGCCATAGCCGATGCTGCCACCACCACCACTAACGCCGCCGCCACGCAAAGCATTTAATAAATTGTTGCCTTGGCTGTAGTTCAAATAAGTGCCTAAACCACCAGTTAGTGCATTAGCGCCGCCCACCATACCAGCGGCTTGAGCCGCCGCGCCGCCAGTCATCAAATTGCCTACGTTGGCAGCATTTGCAGCGCCTTGCTGACCCAACTGGGCCGCAGTCGTTTGGCCTACGCCAGCCAATGATTGAAGTGGATTTAACCGAGCATTGCGCTCAGTTTGATATCGGTTAAATGCGTTGGTATATTCACCGGACGCCGCGTTTTGCGCGTAATCTTGCAGTCCTTTAAGCGTTTGCCCAGACACTAAGCCGCCCCGAGCGCCAGCAGCATGACCAAGTTGTTTCAACCCTTCAGACAATCTAAATTGATAACCTGGGTCTTGTTGAAATTGATTCATGCCAAACGGCGTGTAATTTGTCGCCAGTGGCGTCAACGCATTCAGTGCAGTCTGACCAGCCTGCATCCATGGCATTTGGTCTTGCCGAGTTTGTTGATATTGAGCGTTTTGAAGTTCAGCAGCTCTATTGGCAGCGCCGGCCTGCGTAGATGCGGCGTTGCTTGAAGCATTTGAACCAATAAGTGAACTGCCGATTACGGCTCCAGCTACCCAAAATGTCATGGCAGCACCTCTAATGGTTGATGTTTAATTTGATTACCGGAACTATACATGTTATCGGATTCTGCTTCAACCAATTCGGCTTCGGCTTCCTCAACAGTTTTCGCCTCGATTGCGTGGAATGTCATGCAAAGCGCATCAGTCATTGCATAGACCGCGCGTTTTGTGCCTGGTTTACTTGAAAACAAGTGAGGCCCAGTAACCTCTTGAACGCCATCATCTGTGGTAATCGCCACAGTGCCCGACACGATCAAATAAAAATGTTCTTTTTTGTGGACAGCGCCGACCACTAAAACACCGGCATGACGAAACACCTCACGGCAATACATACCGCCGTGAAAATAATGTTTTGTCTCAGGCTCGTATTGCGGCAGTTTTAATAGTTCAACTTGTAAGGCTTTGACCTTATTGACTATTGAAACTGCTGGCGCAACTTCAAACCCTTTACCGTAAGTCACTCGCATCGTGTTATTCCAGTAGCAAGTTGTTGTTCGATGCAGCTTGCATAATGACCCAATTCGTGCCGTCAGACACGATTGTCGCCCAATTACCGGCAACTGCCAAGAGGATTGCTGTGCCTGCCGCCGTGCCGTCAATCGGCACCACGTTAGACGATGCCGACACCAGCAGTTGCGGCTGGATGTTCTTAAACGTCAACTGGCGTCCGGCATAAGACGCTGCTGCCGGTAGCGTCACCGTACAGGTCGAGCCTGACTTGTTGTTGATCAGCCAGTAGTCAGTTGCTGCAACCGTGAAGTCAGCCGTCTTGGTCACCGGCGCTGTGCCAGCCGATGCCTTGTTGTTAAACGTATTCCAGTCAGTCGATGTCAGATAGCCGTTTGTCGTGGCGTTGGCCGCAGGCATACTAATGGCAGGCGTTGCTCCACCCGAGGATACCACCGGCGCTGTACCTGTCACCGACCGGACACCCGTGTTGGCAATTGAGATTGTGCCTGGTCCGTTGGTCACCGAAATGCCAAGACCGGCGGTCAACGTATTTAAAGTGTATTCGCCAAGATTACCGATCAGCAGTTGGCCGTTGGTGGGCAGCGTACCGATGCCCGTGCCACCGTTGATGATTGGCGTAATGCCCGACCCTGCACCTGTAATTGAATACAGGTTGTACAAGAACATATACCACTCGCGTGTGATCTTTCCCGTGCGCTCATCAATGAGATCGACACGGGGCGCGGTGATTTGGTTAGTTGTTGTCGCCATTACGCATTGGTGCCCGAGATCAGCAGTTCAGCGCCTACGATGTCGATCTTGACCGGATCAGTGCCGGAGATTTCGTAAACACGGTCGCGCAGCTTGAGCGTCATGCCCAAACGCCGCCAGAAGACTCGGCGATAGTACTGGCCGATCTTGCCCATTTGGGACCAATGTTCGTTGGACCATGTGTGACCGCCATCGTCAGACCAGCGCAGCATAACTTCGGGGTCGCTACCTTGGCCCAAGTTCAGGCCGGTGCCCGACTCGCAATTGAGTTGCAGGCTGTGCTGCGCGGTGCGCTTCCAGTTGTTCTGACCTTGAGGCAGCGCACGCCATGAACGCAGCCACTTTTGAGGCTGGCCGTTGTCAGCGTAGGTGTTCAAGTCCAGCGTGTAAATGTTGCCGTTCTCAAAGTCGCCCACGATGATGTTGCCGCCGAAGTTGCACTGGCAGTTACTGCGGTGACGGGTAAACGCGCCGTTAACCCAGCCAGCACGCTCATGCCAGGCTTGGGTAGCCACATCATAGACCCAAGTGGCGTTGGCCGATGGGAAGGTCAACACGTAGAAGCTGTGGCCTTCTTCTTGGTAGGTGTAGGCCAGCGCGTCTGCGATGTTGCCGTATTGGGCGATGGCGTACTCAACGGCGTGCGTAGACACGCGAGAAGCTGCGTAGCCCTGCGCCCGATAGACGATGCCCTGACCGCGAGCGTCTGTGCCCAGCCAGAACAGCGTGTTGTCCAGTTTGGCGACAGAGAACGCTGCCACGCAGCCGACCTCGTTAAACGCGCCTTGGATGTTGGTGAGCGGGAAGTTAGCCAGACCGGCGTTGTACCAGACCTCGACCGAATCCGTACCAAACACCCACAGCTGGCGGTGATCCACGTTGATAGCTACCACGCCGTCAGGGGAGCCGTCAGCAGACGCAAAGTCTAGGGCGTTGAACACCAGCGGGTAGATGTAATCGCGTTG